TATAACACCATCTGGTTTTGTAAATGATGCCTCTAATGATCCTCTTGGTTATGGTGCATACCACTATGATGTAGAAGATTATGGCGATGCCAGAAGTCAATCTGGATTACCTCTTGATACAGGTCATTTCTCCTTTGATAACTGGGGAGAGGATTTAATCTTTTGTTTTTCTGGCGATGGCAAAATATACAAGTGGAGGCCAGTTTCAGGAGGAACAGCTGATACCATAGGTACAGTTGTAACTAACGCACCTACAGGCTGTCAGGCTGTTCTAGTAACCAATGAAAGGCACTTAGTTGCTATTGGTTCTGGTGGAGATCCTAGGAAGATATCTTGGAGTGATAGAGAAGATAGAAACACTTGGACATCTAAAGCAACCAATACAGCAGGTGATGTACAAATACCTACAGGTGGTAGAGCATTACTAGCAGTTAAATACCAAAACGATGTCATTATCTTTAGTGATACTGGTATAGATAGAATGAGCTATGTAGGCTCTCCTTTTGTTTATGGTATAACCGCAGCAGGTGCAAACTGTAAAGCAGTCAGCAGAAGATCAGTAGTACAAACTGGTAACTTCCTAGCGTGGATGGGAGAAAACTCCTTCTTTGTTTATGATGGCGTTGTGCGTGAAATACCATGTGATGTGCATGATTATGTATACGATCAGCTAAACGTACCAGGAAGGAAAGCGTGCTGGGGTGGACATAACTCTAACTTCAACGAAATATGGTGGGGTTTTCCAAGTGGCGCAAGTCAATACCTACCCAATAAATATGTTATCTGGAACTATCTTGCAAACACTTGGTCTGTAGGAACAATGGATAGAGGTTGTTGGATTGACCAAGGTGCGTTTGATTTCCCTATAGCTGGTGACTCAGCTGGTTTTATTTACGAACATGAATCAACAACATTATCTAACTCTCCAAACCTAAATAGTGATGTACCATTTTGTACAAGTGGTCCAATAGAATTAGGTAATGGTGATAACTATGTGCAATGTAACCAGATTATTCCAGACGAAGAAGCAAACACATTGCCAGGTGTAACAATAAGTTTTAAAGGTAAGTTTACCCCTCTAGGCAGCGAGACAGACTTTGGTAGTTTTACCTTTGATAACGATGGATATACCGATGCTAGGTTTACAGCAAGACAAGTACAGATGACTGTAACAGGTGGCACAACACAAGATTTTCAAGTTGGTAATATAAGACTTAACTTACGACAAAGAGGTAGAAGATAATGGATCTATCCTCACAAAGACAATATATACAACGAATAGAAGTAGCACACGTGTTACTTACAACTACAGACTTAACAACATTTTACACAGCTCCAAGTGGCGATGACTTTACTTGTGCTGTAATTGAATCTATCTTGGTATGTGACCATGATAATCAGCAAACTAAGATTACCTTTACAGTAGATAATGCAGGTATTACTTATACTTTATTTAAAGAATATAACATTGCTGCTTATGATACAGAGGAGCTTTTAACCAGAAGTATGTTCTTACACCAAGGCGATGTTGTAAAGATACAAGCAGATCGTGCTGGTAATTTAACTGTTTATGCAAGTATTGTTGAGTATGGAAAAGGCGACTAATACAGTAGTTGAATTACACCCAGAGGTTGTACAAGAACCTTGGGAGATTGAATGGGAAAGATGTAAGCCTTATATAGCAAAGGCTGTAAAACATCAAGATTCCTATACAATTGATGACATAGAGGATAAAATAAGAGGTGGAATATTCCATTTATGGCCAGGCAAAAAGTCTGCATACATAACAGAGTTTGTAATGTTTCCACAGCTAAATGCCATGAACCTTTTATTTTGTGGTGGCGATTATAAAGAATTAGAAGAAATGCTACCTCACATAGAGGAGTTCGCTAAGAAAGCTGGCATACAAAGGCTTTACGGTGGTGGCAGAAAAGGATGGACTAGGAAACTAAAACATCTAGGATTTGAAACAGAATATTTAATTAGAAAAGACTTATGAGTAAAGGCAAAACCACAACAGTATCAGAAGCAAGTTTACCAGCTTTCCAAGAGGCGCAGTTTAAAGAACTCTTTGGAGCAGCTAAAGGTATAGCACAACAACCCTTTGTACCCTATACAGGGCCAATGGTTGCTGGATTCTCTCCAGATCAATTACAACAGTTCCAAGCTACCAGAGGTATGTTTGAATCTGGTATGGGTTATGACCCAACTAAAGCTTTACAAGGTATGGCGCAAGACCAATATAAACCTAGTATAGCTCCTGTTACTGGTTTTCAAGCTCCAACTATAGAGGCAACACAAGCACCAGGTGCAGCACAAATACAAGCTACCCCTACTTTTGGTGGCGCGCAAATAGGACAAGTATCAGGACCTCAAGCAGCACAAATAGGACAAGTTTCAACTCCACAATTTCAAGGACTATTAAGCCAAGACATAGGCGCATATCAATCTCCATATCAGCAACAGGTTATAGACCTTGCAATGGGCGACATACAAAAGCAAGCTGACATAGCGCGTGGTGGTGCGCAGGATAGAGCAATAAGAGCTGGCGCGTTTGGTGGTTCAAGATCTGCAATATTAGAATCTGAATCACAAAAACCTTACGCAGAAGCTATGGCAAAAACAGCCGCTGGACTAAGACAGTCTGGTTTTGAGCAGGCACAAGCAGCAGCACAATCAGATCTAGCAAGACAACAGCAACTAGGAATATTTGGCTCTGGTCAAGAACAACAACGTGCATTACAACAAGCGCAATTACAACAACAAGCTGGATTGACGGGTGTAGAACAACAACAACAAAGAGCCATACAACAAGCCCAACTTGGTCAGCAAGCAGGTCTTGCAGGTCAAGATATTGCGGCACAAAGAGCAGTACAACAGGCACAGCTTGGTCAACAGGCTGGTATCTTTGGTGCAGAGTTAGGACAGCAAAGAAATTTACAACAAGCGCAAATGCAACAGCAAAGACAGATGGGTGGCCTAGATATAGCTGGCAGAGCAGCATTGAGTCAGCCACAGTTAGAGATGCAGGCGCGTGCGCAGAGGGCAGGCTTGCTAGGTGGATTACAAGGACAGCAAGTGCAAGGACTAGGATTACTAGGGCAAGCAGGTGCGCAGCAGCAGGGACTACAGCAAAGAGCAATAGATGCACAAAGAGGCGAGTTCCAAAGAGCGCTTGGTTATGGACCACAGCAAATTGGTTTATTACAAGCTGGCATGGGTACACCTCTTATAAGTCAAACCACAACAGGTCAGCAAAAAACTGGAGCTGGGGATGTATTAGGAACAGCTGCACAATTAGCAGGTATGTATTTTATGTCTGATAAAACATTAAAAGAAAATATAAAGCCTATTGGTAAGTCTGAAAACGGACATAATGTATATACATGGGATTGGAACGATAAAGCTAAAGAGCTTGGAGTAAACGATCCAACAACAGGCGTTCTAGCACAAGAGGTTATGAAGTATATGCCAGAAGCGGTATCTAAACACGCTAATGGTTATTACATGGTTAATTACGGAGTTTTATAATGGCTTTTGATTTTACAAACCCATACGGAATGGTAACTGGTCAGCCTAATCTTGGACCTGTAACGCCACAACCACAACCAACACAAACACCTAATCCTATGGGTGGTGGTAAAAACGACAAACTTTCTTTAATGCTTTACGCATTGGGCGGAGCTTTAAAGGGCGACAAAAACTTTGTGCAAAGTACTATGCAGTTGCAACAAATGCAAGAAGGCAAAAGAAAGCAAGAAGAACAAAACAAGTTGTGGGAAAAGTTTAAGACAGAACACTCTATAGATCCACAAGTAGCTGGTCTTGGCGATATGATGAATCCAAACCAAAGATTAGAATTGATGATGAAAACAATGGGTGGAGGTAAAACTGGTTCTCAAGAAAGATTTGGCGTGTATGGATTAGATAACAAACTTGTTGGAACTGTTTTAAAAAGCGATCAAGCAACAATAGCTAAGATTGAACAAGATCCTAACCAGCGTGTTGGGCAACTTAGATCTCCAGCAATGGAAAGACCAAGTTCTGTTTCAGACCCATTAAGAACAATAACTATGGGCGGTAAAGTTATAAAGAATGTTAGAGATAGCGAACTTACTACTGAAGAAATAAATAAAATTAATCAATCTGGTCAGGTTATACAGCCATTAGGATTTACTGAAAAGTTTGAAAGCAATAAAGATGTAAACTTTGAACCGATTAAAAAGAAATATTTAGCTACAGAAAATATTATTGTTAAAACATCTGAGTTAGCACAGAAATTTTATGACGAGCCAACTTCAGCTTTGGCAGTTGGTAGAGGATCGCAGTTTGTGGATAGCGTTATACAAAATTTAGATCAAGGTTTAAATTTAATATCTTCTGCAAAAGATAAAAAGTCTTATCAGTATTTGCAAAAAACTAGCAAATCTTTATCAGGAAAAGATTTTAGTGATGCAATAAAACAAGCATCACAAGCTTCAGGAGTGGCTGAATCAAGAATTAGAGATTTAGGTTATTTGTTTGCAGCAGCAAGAGGCCAAGAAGGAAGAGGCTTGTCTGACAAAGACTTTGAAAATGCTTTAAAAATTGTTAGCGGTGGTGTTGGGGCAGAAGGAAGGTCAATGGTTTTACAAGATGTTTCCAACAGCTTAAGAGATGAATTTTATAGAGATGTTAATTTTGATATTCAAACAAACGAAAATCAAGCTTATGTTAATAAACTACAAGGATTGCCAAGGTTGCCAACCTTTGTTATGCCTTCACAGGCTATGCCAATAGCTCCATCAGCAGGAAGTCCAAGTGTTGAAGATCTTTTAAATAAATACGGCGGTTAATTAATGGCAACAGTAGAACAGTTAGAACAGGCTCTTGTAAAAGCAGATCAAGCAGGCAATGTTGAAGATGCAAAAGTATTGGCTAACGAAATACAAAGACTTAGAACAGAACAGGTAGAACCTTTAACAAAAAGACAGCGCGCGGCAGATATATTAAAGTCAGCTGCATCTGGTTTATATAAAGGTGCTTCATATGTACCTGGTATAGCTGGAGACATAGAAAAATTAGGACAAACATTTTTGCCTGAATTTATGACGAAGCCACTTATAGGCGGTGATAGACCAGTTCAGGTATTCCCTACATCACAAAATATTAGAAGAGGTGTAGAGGCTTTAATACCTGGTTTAGAAGAATTAGGAAGATATAAGCCACAAACTTCTGTCGGCGGATTTGCGCAAACAATACCAGAATTTGCAACTCCAGGTTTACTAGGAAAAACACAGGCAGCACAAAAATTGGGCGCTGCATTAGGCGCTGGCGGTGGCGCGGTGTATGAGGGTGTTGAACAAGCTACTGGTAGTCCAGTCGCTGCGTCTGCAACAAGTATTCCAGCTATGATTACCGCTGGTATTTTAGCAGGGCCACGAAAATCAGCAATACTTGCAGAAAGAGCTTTAAAAGATATTCCTGAAACAGAGTTATTAAAAGCAATAGATTTAGAAGAAGCAGCAAGGGTTTCTGGGATTAAACTTCTTCCTGGAGAAACTATAGATGACAAAATGGCAGCTCAATTAGTTGAGGATATTTTAAAAACAGACAGAGGATCTTCTTACATATATGAAACCATCAGAAATAGACCGAATGAAGTAAAAACAATTCTTAATAAAAAAGCAAATGAAATTGCTGATATGCCTGAAAGCCAAAGAGCTGTTTTTAAAATGATTGAAGATACAGCCAAAACAACAATAAATAAAGCAAAAACAAAAAGAACATCAGAGTCCCAAAAGGCTGGATATAAAGTTTCTAATGATGAATCATTAGCTCCAAACCAGGTATTAGGTGTTATTGATAATATTGATAATATAATCAAAACACAGACATCTCCAAACAGCCCAAACAGAGCCAAACTTTTACAAATTAGAAAACAGTTCATAGAAAAAGAAACAAAGGTAAAAGGACAAAAAGAAAAAGTAATAACACCAGTTACAAATATTAATAAATTAGATAGCACTTTTAAACAATATAGAGATGCAGTTAATAACTCTAATAAAGATTTAGTTGTTGGTGGAGAAAGATTTATAGAAAAAGACTTAAGAGGAAAGCTGTTTAATAATGATGGTACAGGCGTGCTTGATGATCTTAATTTTCAATTAAATACTAATCCAAATTATAAAGCCGCTAACCAAAAGTATTCAGAGCTTACAGAAGAGTTAGTTAGCGTTGTAGAAAAAAATATTTTGCCGCTTTCAAAAAAGGGTTTAAATTTACAAAAAATAGAAAACTTTGTATTTAATCCAAAGTCTGCAGATGTTACAGATATAAATACAACATTAAGTATTTTAAATAAAACTGACCCAGAGGCAGTTAAACAAATTGCTAATGTTTATTTTAGAAATGCAATAAATCAAACATTTAAAACCACTAAGGGTGGACAAGACTTTACACAAGGTTTCAAGTTGGTTGAAAAAGTTGTAGGAACTGGTCAACAAAGAAAAAACTTTTTAGCAGTCTTAGATAATGTTGCTGACGCAAATAACGTAAGCAGAAAAGATTTTAAGGTTGGTTTTGAGAATATGCTTAATGTCTTAGAAAGAACAGGAAGAATTAGCAATTTAAACAAACCTGGTTTTGATGTTAAAGGTGTTGCCGCGGAAACTCTGGCAAAAGACTTGGCTATGATGAAAACATTTAATCCGTTGGTTAGATTGGCAACAAAATATGGAGAGATACAGGCCAACAAAGCGTTTGGAGATCTTGGAAAACTTATGTCCAACCCAGAGTCAACAAGGTTGTTAGTTGAGTTGGGAAGAACAAATCCAAAATCTAAAGCAGCCATAATAAAAACTCTCACTCTAATAGACTCTGTTGCGCCAATAGTAGAAAGGCAAGAGGAGCAGGCTGTTCCTTTAGGAATAACGCCACAATAACCTTATGTCGCGCCAATCTGAAAGAGTTGGCCGATCTGGAGAATACTTAGTAGCCTCGGTGCTTTCTACTCAATCCGATACAGTTACTGTAATGCCTCACGCCTCCAAGGCTGACATCATCTTTGAGGTTGATAACGTCCTATACAAGTGCCAGGTAAAAACACAGAAACAGATAGAGAAGGCGCGCAAGAGCTGGCGCTTTGACTTGCGGTGCGGGTCACATTCAAAGAATAGAGAATACCAAAAAGGTGATATAGATGTTTATGCTTTGGTTGCTTTAGAATGCCAGAAAGTTTTATTTGCTTTGCCTGTTGGTAAGAAACAGATAACCATACAAGACAAAGAGATACAGGCGACTAACTCGCTGCAAAATGTAAGCGATCTATTTAAAGAGCTGAAATGTCTACAGACACCTTAGGATCTTCATAATGTTGCACAGAGTTCATACCTAAAGATATTAGATACTCAACCACTATAGCTGGTTCTTTCTGCTCACTTTTACAAAAGTCCTTAAACTTTTTAGCAAGATGCTTGTTTATATATACAGGTTTCCTACCATTTCTTTCTTTTAAGATACGATCATCAAACTCATATAGATTCATAGTTACCTCATTTATCTAGCGAGAACTCTACAGAATATTTACCAATGTCAACACCTTTGGCATCAACGCCATGTACCATCTGCAACTCTAAGTCTATAAAGTGTTTCGCTTTTAACAAGTCGGTTACTCTATCAGACTTCTCGCCTTTACTTCTGGTTATATACTTTAAACAACTACCTAGATTATAAGACAGTTTGTTAGCATATATATAGTCTATAGGTTGTATCTTGGATTGCTTGTAATGCGTTCCAGCTACTTGGTTGTTGGTAGCAAGCTTGTCTATCTCCTGATCCCATTCCTTTTCTGTTCCTATATTGGTATGTGCGTATATTGTTTTATTCATAAAAATTCTCCACTTTTTTTAATAGTATTACTTGTAAATTAGTAATATTGGTTTATTATAAACAAAAATATAAATAAAAGGGAAATTTATGGATATATTAGAAAAGAATTTTGACATATCAAACACCATAGAAGTTGACGAACTAGCAAAGCGTTGGGGAGTCAGCAAGAAAACAATTGATAATAGAAGATATAGAGGGCAAGGTCCTAGCTATTTTAAAATTGGTGGAAAGATACTTTACGATCTGAAAGATGTGCAAAAGATGGAAAACGATTCTTATATTTCTGTAGATGGCACACGCTAAACTAAGTCCTTCAGCAGCGAAGATATGGATGGCTTGTCCAGGTATGCCACAACTCTTAGCTTCTATGCAAGTAGAATATAAGGTTGGTATACCAGCAGCGACAGGTACATTGATTCACGAAATGGTAGAGACACTACTAAAGGGAAGGCTAAACAACCTAACACTAGAAGAATACTATCTTGGTACAACACACCATGTAGAGGACTTTGATATCACAGTTGACCAAGAGATGATTGATTGTGCTAATACTTATGTAGATTACATAGACCAAAGAATGATGGACTTGGATGTAGCAAGACCATTGATTGAAGAAAAAGTTAATATGCCAGAGATACATATGGACCTTTGGGGAACAGCAGATGCAATCCTCATTGGTAAAGATATGATAGAGATAATAGATCTTAAATCTGGTAAGTGGGCAGTAGAAGCAGACAACCCACAAATGCGTATCTATGCACTCGGTGCTTTATCCAGATACGGAGATGACTGCACAGTTCAGATGACCATAGTACAACCAAGAGGTTGGCACAAAGATGGTCCAATTAGATCATATTCCATATCAGCTATTAACTTAGTTGAATGGGCCTATGAAACTTTGAAGCCAGCTGCTGAAGCTTGCTACGAAGAAATACCCACATACAACTATAGCAAAGACGGATGCCGTTGGTGTAATGCTAAAGCTGAATGTGATACTTATAAACTAAACCAAAAGGGAGAATAATATGGCAGATCAAGAGCCAATAACATTTAGCATCACAGAAGATGATGTTACTAAAGACTATAACCTAGATGACTTATCAGAAGAAGGTCAGACTGTTTATAGAAAACTAAACCTGTTACAAGCGCAGAAGAATGAACTTGTAGCTAACGCAAACTTTGAAGCAGAGAAGAATGACATCTTGCAAGCCCATTACTTGAATGAGCTTAAAGGTCATCTGCCAGAAGATAAACCAAAGATTGAGGTGCAGTAATGTCATTAGCTAATATTAGGCAAAAGGCAAAACTAAAGCCACCTATCATAGTATTGTATGGTCCTGGTGGAATCGGGAAAACATCTTTTGGTGCAACTATGAATAAACCAATCATAGTACAAGCAGAAGATGGTATAGGTAAGATTGAGTGTCCTCACTTCCCTGTAGCGAAAACTTATGTTGAACTACAAGACAACCTAAAGTCATTAATTGAAGAAGATAGCGAATACAAAACTGTCATAGTAGATAGTTTGGATTGGTTAGAAACTTTAATGCAAGACTATGTGTGTGAAAAGAATGGATGGCCAGATATATCTTCACCAGCATATGGTAAAGGCTATGCCGCTTGCCTAGAGATATGGAAAGAGTACTTAACTCTACTAAATCAGTTGCGAGATAAAGGCTTTACTGTCTTACAGATTGCACATAATGAGGTGCGAAGATACGAAGATCCATCAAGCGAACCACATGACAGACACCAGATTAAGTTGCATAGAAAAGCAGCTGACTTGGTTATAGAGCATAGTGACGCTGTGTTCTTTGCTAACTACAAGATAGGTACTATCCAAGTAAAAGGTAAAGGCGGTGGTATGACTACTAAACTAAAGCAAGGAGATAGAACTATCTTTACGCAAGAGACACCTGGATTCCAAGCTAAAAATCGTTTTGGTCTGGACAATGAGATGCCGTTTGAATGGCAGGCTATTAGAGAGCAGATGTTGAGATGAGTGAAGTAGCCGAAGTAAACGAACACTTTTGTGATGATAAGCCACAGTATGAGCAAGGACATTGTAATTACTGTGGTGCAAAAGAAGATGAGTGTTCAGAATATAAATGTTGGATTAAATAAAAAGGAGAAAAAATGGATTTAACAAATTTTAATGTAGATACGTCAAGTGAAGGCAAGACGGCAGTAGAGCCAGGCAGACACGTTTTGCATTGGCAGGGCGAAGAAGAAGCGTTAGTAGAAGGTAGAAACGGCTGGCGCGGGTGCAAGATGTATTTTGAGATTGATGGTACGAGCATCAGACTAAATCATACTTTTACTGTTGGTCACGATAACCCTAAATATGTAGATAGTGGTATCAAGTCAATGTTACTCATGGGTCAAGCAATGGGATTACAAGAGCCACCAAAAGATACGTCATCAGCCTTTATGGGTAAGAGTGTATCTGCTGAACTAATTAAAGATGACAATGGTTATCTGAAGATTAACGAGGACTGGGGTAAGACTTGGCAGGCTACTAACCAAAAGCCAAAGCCAGTTGTAGAAGATGACAATATCAAAGCTGGTCCAAGTGAAGCAGACTTAGATGCAATGGGTTCAACTGTGGCGAGCGAGGATGACGCACCATTTTAACCCTAAGAACAGGCCAACGCTGTGTGCTTATTGTAAGCGCCCAGCAGGCCCGTTTTTAAAAGAGGATGGAGAACATTGGCTTGGAGCGTGCTGTATGGCTCATTTAAAAAAGATTGGAGAGGGAGAAAGACTACCCAACAAAGCACAATTAAATGATTTAGGGATTGAGTATTCCATAGCACAAACCAAAGATTTATATACAAAACTAGCGATAGAAGAAGATCAGAAACCATTACATAAATGGGAAAGGGACAAACGAAAAAAGATCTTTACGAATATAGTTAGGGAATATCTAAACTGGGCAAACGTGCAAGCCGAGTTAGATGACGAGAGAGCTGCAAATGGATTTAACAAAGTACCTGAAAAAGGGCGTAGTCTATAACGACTTAGGTTTTAGTACAGGAAAGAGTACACACGAATTAATAAACGAGATGCAGGCACAAGGATTGCTTGTAGACTTCTTAGAAATTACTGGCGAGATAATCAGAGTGCCAGTAAAAGCAATAGCATCAAAGCCTGACTCTGGTAGACAGAAGTCTGGATATTATGTAGTCAACCAGGTTGGCGAACATATGTTTTGTACTTATGGTAATTGGAAAACTGGTTTTGAAGGCAAGTGGTCAAGCATAGATACTAAACAACTTAGTATTGTAGATAGACAAGCACTACAAAAACAAATGGAAGAGGCTAGTGCTAAGTCGCGAGCAGAAAGGAAACAAAGACAAGATGAAGTTGCAATTGAGGTAGAAGAACGTCTTAAAATTTGCCACGAAGCAACTGAACATGAATATCTCACGAATAAAAAAGTTAAAAGTTATGGGTTGAAGGAATTAAATGGTAATTTAATTGTTCCTGTCTATTCTACTACAGGACAGGTTCGTTCTCTACAGACTATCAATAAAAAGGGCGAGAAAAGGTTTAAGTCTGCTTCAGAAATCAAAGGTAATGTATTTTTAATTGGTACAACCTTACAAGATCTAAACAATATAGAAAAATTAATTTTAGTTGAAGGCTACTCAACTGCCGCTTCAGTATATGAAGCAACCCAAATTCCTGTAGCTTGTGTATTTAGTGCCAACTTCTTGTTGGATGCAGCCTCTAATTTACGCAAGCTGACAGGTGCTAGATTTATTCTCGCACTTGATAATGATGAGAGTGGAGTAGGAGAGAAGAAGGCGCAAGAGTGTTGTGCAAGTGTGCCGAATACAGCAGTACGATTACCGAGCGAGCGCGGGGACTATAACGACTTATATTTAAAACATGGTTTAGATAAAGTAAGAGCCGAATTAGTGGATCACAAGTTAGGAATCCAGAAGTATGCGATTCGTAACCTAGTCGGTAAACCCGAGCCACAAAAATTTTTAGTAGATGGATTGATACCTATTGGTAAGCCTGGAATCCTAGCCGCAGTTGGTGGGGTAGGTAAGTCGTTAAGTGTCATACAGTTAGCGTTAGCGGTGGCGTGCGGTGGCAGGTGGTGGGGGAAAGATGTAAAAGAACATGGTAATACTGTAATTTTTTGTGCTGAAGATGATTTAATGGAAATACATAGACGTTTAGACTTGCTCGACCCTAACGGCAAGCGATTTAACTCCTCCTATGAAGTCTATGTATTTCCTGTCCCTGAACAAAAAGAACCAATGATACTGTTAAGAGAAGAAGGCATAACACCTATAGCGCAGGAGTTAGTAGAGGAGTTACAAGCCATACCAAATTTAAAGTTGGTTTGCTTTGACCCTCTCCAGGCATTTACAACAGGTAATGTTTCTAGCAGTAATGAAGCAGGCCAACTATGGGGTTCTTATTGTGCGAACATATCAGCTCGTCTTGGTTGTTCTACGCTTACTATTCATCATCTTAATAAAGGAGCATTAGCGAATGATAGTGATGATGCTATGAGCCATAGAGCAGAGATAAGAGGCGCATCAAGTATTACTGATAGTGTTAGGTGGGCGATAGCAATGTGGTTGGCGAGCGCGGAGGATTGCGAGCGTATTTGTGAAGAACAGCGCGTGACCTATGAAAGAATGAGCGTAGTTAAATGCGCTTTAGTTAAATCTAATTCTGGTAATGTTGATTACAGTACCAAAACATTATTCAGAAAGAATGGTGTACTTGAACCGCTAGAGGAACTACAAAATCCTATGGCACTTTATGATAATTTTTAAAAGGAGAAAGAAATGAATGTATTAAGTTTATTTGATGGAATGAGTTGTGGCAGGATTGCACTAGATCGCTTGGGTATAAAGGTAGATAACTACTATGCAAGCGAGATAGATAAATATGCTATCCAAGTAAGCCAAGCCAATTACCCAGACATAATTCAAGTGGGCGATATAACTGAACTAGACCTATCAACATTACCTAAGATTGATTTGGTTATGGGTGGTAGTCCATGTCAAGGGTTTAGTTTTGCTGGTAAGCAGCTCGCCTTTGATGATCCAAGATCTGCATTATTTTTTGAGTTTGTTAGATGTGTAAAGGAATTAAAACCAACATATTTTTTATTAGAAAACGTAAGAATGAAAAAGGAATATTTAGATGTTATATCTGAATACATGGGCGTTGAGCCAATAATGATTAATTCAGCATTAGTATCAGCACAGAATAGGGTTAGATATTATTGGACTAACATACCTGGAATAGAACAACCTGAACAAAGAGGAATTGTTTTAAGGGATATATTGGAAACTAATGCTTCTGGTGAATATCATGCAGGAG